AAAATAGGTCACACTACATTACTGAAACTGTAGATACTGCTGATAGAAAATACATTCAAGATTTTATCAGAGCAAGATACCCAGTTGGTAAACAGTTGTTTATCAATAGTGTGAGACAAAATTAATCTGTTAAATTATTCTACTTTGATTTTAAATTATTATGAAAGATAAAATTTTGTATGGTGATTGTAGAAATACACTCAAACAATTTGATGAGAAAGCAAGAATGTGTGTTACTTCCCCACCATATTATGGACTTAGGGATTATGGTACAGCAACATGGATAGGGGGAGACCCTAATTGTAATCATAGGAGAGACAGTAAAGTTAAACCTGAGAATTGCAATACAGGACATAAAAATCATGATGAAATGTATGGAGTAGGAGATGCAATATACAAAACTGTTTGCCCTAAGTGTGGTGCAATTAGACAAGATAATCAAATTGGATTAGAAGAAACACCAGAAAAATATGTAGAGGAAATGGTTAAAGTATTCAGATTAGTAAGAGATAATCTTACTGATGATGGTACATTATGGTTAAATATAGGAGATAGTTATTATAATTATAGAAGTGATGGAAACTATCCTAAACAGACAGTAAGTAAAACTAGACAAGATTTACCTACTAAAACACCTGTAAGGGGAAATAAATTAGATGGTTTAAAACAAAAAGATTTGATTGGTATTCCGTGGATGTTAGCATTCGCATTAAGAGCAGATGGTTGGTATCTAAGACAAGATATTATATGGCATAAACCTAATCCAATGCCAGAAAGTGTGAAAGATAGATGTACAAAAGCACATGAATATATTTTCCTATTAAGTAAAAATAAAAACTACTATTATAACAATGAAGCAATCAAAGAACCAGTTAAACAAGATTGGGGAACAAGAGACAGAACCAATGGAAAATACCACAATGAAGGAACAGGATTACAACCACATTCAGGTCTTACAAAAAGTTATACAAAAAAGAATAAACGATCTGTTTGGTCAGTAACTAAGAAACCATACAAAGGTGCACATTTTGCAACATTTCCACCAGAGTTAATTGAACCTTGTATCAAGGCAGGTAGTGAAGTTGGAGATATAATTCTTGATCCTTTTATGGGATCAGGAACAACTGCTATGGTTTCAAAAATGTTGGATAGGTATTATATTGGGTGTGAATTACATGAGGATTATGGAGATTTAATTCAAGAAAGAGTGCCAATAAATGTTAGTTACCTCTAAATTGCGTTAGTAGTGAGATTGATTAAATTATGAAGAACTTACATCTTGAACACCCAGAGGATATGATATTAGAGGGGAATGTAAAAGTATTTGATGCACTATATGAAACAGCACACCTATCACTTAAGATTGATGGTGCACCTGCTGTTGTATTTGGGACTCACCCTGAGAATGGTAAGTTTTTTGTAGGAACTAAGAGTGTATTCAATAAGAAGAAAGATATGATTTGTTATACTATTGAAGATGTATTCAAGAAGTATGATAGAAAAACTCATTACAGTTTAATGAGAGTATTAATTAAATGTATTCTATATTTACCTAAAGTAGATGGAATTATACAGGCAGATTTTATTGGCATGGGTGGTAGTAATATATACAGACCTAATACTTTAGAGTATCACTTTCCAGAGATAGTTAAGGAGAAGATTATATTAGCACCCCATACAAAATATACTACTAACTCAACATTATTAGAGTGTGTTGCTAAACCTTTAGTCACTCATCTTACAGATAATGAGAATGTTAAGTGGATTCAACCAACTGTAGATAGAGTATTTGAAGCATTAGAACCACCAAAGGTAGATACTGACAAGGTTACATTCTTAACTTCAAAGGAAGCAAAAATCGCAAAGACAGCAATTAATCAACTTATCAAAGATGATGTAGAGTTATCTGACTATAATCTATTTGAGATACTTGGTTGTAATCATCTTGTAAATCTATATCAGTTAATACTAGAGATTAAACAAGATTTGATGGATAGTTTTATTGTATATGGTTCTCCAAAATGTTATGTTGATGGTATAGAAATCAAGGGAGAAGGATTTGTTATGACTACAAAGTATGGTATAATTAAATTAGTTGATAGAAAAGAATTTGCTTATGCTAATTTCAATAATGGTAGATTCAGAAAAAGTTAGTTACCTCTAAATTGCATAACAAGTAAGAATTATTAAATATGAATCAGATCAAGTTAAGGTCACATCAGGCAACCACTTTGAATAGAATGTCATACCACAAAAAAGGTCAGGTCATTGTGCCTACTGGTGGTGGTAAAACTATGTGCATGATTGAAGATGTCAAGAGACAGTTCAAGAGTCCAGTTAGTAAGACTATCGTAGTTGTTGCACCTCGTATCTTACTTGCGAATCAGTTATGCTCAGAGTTTCTAGAGCAGAATCTTGATGGCAACTATAATGTAGGTGTTGATGTCATTCATGTTCACTGTGGAGAGACACATTTCTACAGTACAACTAAGTCAGATAATATCAAGAAGTGGTATCACAATAGCACTAAGCATATCATTATGTTTACTACATACCACTCATTACATAAGATACAAGATACACTAGATGTAGAGGTAGATACAATATATTTTGATGAATCACACAATGCAGTTCAAAAGAACTTTATTGAAGCAGTTGAGTATTATTCAATCTATGCTTCACGTTGTTACTTCTTTACAGCTACACCAAAACATTCTCTTACACCTTTCAAAGTTGGTATGAATGATGCTGACATTTTTGGTCAAGTGATTTGCAATGTACCTGCACCTAAGTTAGTCAAGCAAGGTTATATTCTACCACCTAAAGTTGTTATCAATAAGATTGATCTACCTGATGATGATAGATTTGCATACGAGCATGATAGAGATTGTGTATTAGAAACGATTGATGCTCAAGATGTAGATAAGATTTTGATTTGTGCAAGATCAACAAAACAGATTATCAATCTCGTTACTCATTCAACATTCGTTGTTGATCTTATATCTCGTGGTTATTCTTGGTTAATGATTACATCAAAAACTGGTGCAGTTATTGATGGTAAGAAAGTTGATAGAGAAGAGTTTTTCAATACTTTGAATAGTTGGGGTAAAGATTCCAGTAAGAGATTTGTTGTTCTACATCATAGTATATTATCTGAAGGTATCAATGTCAAAGGACTTGAAGCTGCAATGTTTCTAAGAAGTATGGACTACATCACTATTAGTCAGACTATTGGTAGAGTCATTCGCAAAGGAGACGAGAGTAAGACATTCGGACTATTATGTGTTCCTGTATATGATAAGGTCGGTATATCCACATCACGCAAAGTACAGGCAGTTGTTGATACTGTATTCAACAAAGGCGAACCAGCCATTAGCGTGGTAAGAAGTTAATGAGCCCTCTAAATTGTACCTATTAGTGACAGACTATTATTATGCCAAACACACATATTGAACACCCAGAAGATTCGATTCTAAGTGGCGATCTTAGAGTTCTAAGATGGTTTACAGAAGATGGTAACATATCAGTAAAGATTGATGGTAGCCCTGCGATTGTATGGGGAACTAATCCTGCAACCAAAAAGTTTTTTGTTGGAACTAAATCTGTATTCAACAAGAAGTTAATCAAGATCAATCATTCTCACAAAGAGATTGATAAGAACCATACTGGATTTGTTGCAAAGGTGCTTCATGCTTGCTTTGATAATCTACCCAAGTCAAAGAAAGTATATCAGGGAGACTTTATTGGATTTGGTGGGGATTATATCTATCGACCCAATACTATTACATATAGATTCGATAAGATAATCAAGCAAAATATTATTATTGCACCACATACATTATATCATGTGAAGCAAGATTTAAGAGACGCAGTTGCAGTTCCCTTATCATCTATTCCAAGAGTGACTAACAAAACTAAAGTCAAGTTTATCAAACCACTTGCAGAGATACACAATGATAATGAGTCAATCAGATCAAAATGTAATTTTGCGAGACAGATGGCTACTCTATGTGAGTTTCCAACTAAGTCAAGTGTGGTTAACAAGATTAAGAAACAACTTAATGCTTGTATTCGAGAAGGACTCGAAGTTACCGAACTGATACAGGAAGGAATCGCACTAACAAATAAAGTTGATGTAAATGTCATTCGATTATGGAAGTTGATCGAGTCAATCAAACTTGAACTATTCCATTATATTCTAGTCGAGGATTCAATCGGGTGCGAGATTGCAGGCCATGATGTTGACCACGAGGGATATGTACTTGAAAACAAATTTGGTACATTCAAGATTGTAGATCGAGAGGTATTCTCATATCACAACTTCAATATATCAAAGAATAGAAAGTGAGCCCTCTAAATTGTCCCTATAGTGTAAGCATTTAATTATTATGACCAGAAAAGAATACGACCTAGTTTTTCAAGCATTTAAGTCATACAGAGTTTATATGACACATGAGCAAGAAGTATTATCTGAGAAAATCTTAGATGATCTATTCTATCCAGAGTTTGACAAACTATCAACTGATGAACTCGTTGCTGATGCAGAAGAAGCTCTTGCGAATGAGTCAGAAATCAAATCACTTAACTTTAGATAAAAATGAAACATACTATTGAACTTGATGATCTTGAACTTACAGCACTCATCACACACCTAGAGGGTCAGAGTGAAATCATGTGTGAGTCAAGATTGAACTGTAGTAATCCAAGTGAAACACCAGATAGAGAAGAAGTGCTATTGAATTTAGTATATGTAAAAGCATTTACAGTAGGTTGGGAAGCAAACCAAAACCCAAAGGTCGATTTTAATTTAATTAAAAACCAAGATAGGATTTACAAATACAAATGAACTTAGACAACTATGATCTATCTACG